CCGCTTTGTAGTGACTAAGTCACCTCCACCTCACTGGATCGTTACCAGTTGAGGCCAAACTCCCCGGTGGGCATGACCCACCTAGTGCTCCGTCGATAGCCGGAGTCAGACGTTGTGGTATCTGGAGAAGAGGTCACCTGCCCCTCATAAGGGGTCTCGGTAACAACACCTCTCCGCAACGTCCAAGCCAAGAGAGCATCCTCACGCGCTGGGAAGCGACGTGGGATGGGAGACACTACTGCACACTTGATCCCAAGATTCGCATCTTGAGGTCGTGATGTGAAGTAATCACCAGGCACAACCCAGCCGTCATCTCCTTCCACCCCGAGGGGTAGTTGGAACTGGCGGCTTGGGCCGGCCTCCCGATAGACTGCGTGCCAGGCTCCACACAGCTCATTTCTGAGCTGGTGTGGAGGACCCTGACGCAAAGCATACCGGATAAGGCGATTGCCACAGCGGAGTAGTTCAAGCTCCGTCGTGATGTCTTCCTTCTGATATATCGGTGTAACGTCTTCGCCTTTGAAATAGTGCTTTCCGCAGCTTTCATAAAAGTTTCCGCTAATAAAGGATTTCTCCTTGTTTACGGTGAACCCAGTGAAAGCCAGCTGACGCACTACTTCTTCTGCAATTTCTGCAGAGACGATTATGTCATCACCGTACACCAGAACTCTCTCCCTGCACGATTTCTGATCAGCAACTGAGCTAGCGATAGCCCAGAATACGAGAGTTTCGAGTTCAAATGTGAACCCGTTGCCCATCGACGAAAACTTTTGTAAAGTAATCGTCTCACCCGACGGCATTTCTGCGCGTTGGGAGCGTATCTGATCAAGGGCGTGAGCCCAATCGACAGGTAAGAGCTCGTAAACAAGCTCTACAGGCATGGAATCACTAGCCGCCTTGAGGTCAAGGGTAGCTAAGCGATCTCGGTAGGCGCGTTTGGCGCCATCTTGATTCGCTCCTTGGTCATCCAGGTTGATTCCAACACGTTTAAGTCGCCTCCGCATATATGCCCCGGCTCCTTTCTGAAGGAAGCCGTTGGCACGCGGTTCTTTGGCTATAACGCGGTGAGTTTTCGCGTTCTTCGGTACAGTGTCAATAACGCATTCCTCGG